TTCTGCATGGCTTGCTTGCTGGTCTTGAGGAAGGCGGACAGGTCGGGCAGGTGGAAGCCGATCCAGTCCTTAGTGTGGGCGAAGACGGCCTTGGCCCCGGCCAGCGTGGTGCCCTTGGTGTAATTGTTGGTGCCATCATCGGCCCGCTGGAAAGCTACGGCGGTCTCGGCGGTCAATTCGCTGGACCGGACGGCCATCACCTTGGCCTTAACCGCCTCGCTCATGGTGCGCCGGTCTCCGTGGTCCCAGCCTTTGGCGCGGGCGATGACCCGCAGGAGGGCCGTGATGTTCCGGTGGGCCGTGTCGCAGTCGCTGACCTTCTCGTAGTGCTCGACCAGGGCGGCGATGGTCGGGGCGTCATTGCGCATGCCGGCCACCTCTTTCAGCTTGGCCATGCCCTGACCGGCCGCGATAGTGAGGAACGACATGCCCTTCTGCTTCGCCATCTTTTCGTCTGTCGTCTTGAGGCTGACCCGCCGCATCCTGTGGGTGCTGGGATCGGTAAAGCGCAACCACCAACCGCCATTGCGGATGAAGCAGGTGCCACGCATCCCGAGTTTCGGGGCGTCTAGTTTGAAGGATGCCATAACAGGCGCAGGATACTTGGTGTCAAAAGTGTGTCAAGTTCTGTGCAAGTTCGGTGTCAAAAATAATGAGGCAATGTGTTACAACGTGAGCCATTTGCGTTACAGGTTTACAGAGAGAAATGAATTTCGGGGGTGTAGCTCAACGGTCAGAGCAGGCGGCTCATAATCTTCTGCTGATTGTGGCGTAACAGAGTAAATATGCCTGTTCGGTTGGCGGGTGCAAGCGTAGGTGTCATTCGGTGGGCTTGGCGGCCATCACCTTGCAGGCGTTACGGGTCTTCATGCGCCCCTTGGTTGCGGGATGCAGGTGCGGTCGGCGCCACTTGCGCTTGCTGGCTTTTTCAATGGCCCGGTTGGCTTGGTTTCCATAGGTTCAGCGGCCATCACCGCCCCGCGACCAGAGCAAGAGCCTTGCGGCCCCTGCCCCGGTGTGAGCGGCGAATGTTTAGGCGGACGCGGCGGCCATCACTTTGCCGTAACGGCATAGCCGTAGCCCGAGCCGTCGATGCTGTCGATGTGGTATTGCGCGCCGAGCGTGCCGTGCCGCTCGGCGAGTCGCTCGATCGCGTCGAGCGTGTTCTGCTCAACGACCATCTCGCGCCGGCCCGATTCGGTCAGCGGCCGGACGCCATCCCGCCAGGGGATGAAATCGAGCGTAACGTGCAAATGGGTCGCTTGGGCTAGCGCGGAATCGGGCAGGTTGTCCACCGGCCCGCCATCCTCGTTGCACAGTGTGGCGTCCGCGCTTTTTGCGTTCGCCGTTTTACACGCCTCGGCGAGTAGTTTGTGTAGCTCGCGGGCAGCTTTGATCTCTGGTTCTGTTTTCATTGTGTGTCTCCTTTGTCTGTGTTCGAGGAACTGGCGTCTTTCTTGGGCCAGCGTTTTGCGCGGGCGGCAGCAAGCCGTTTCTTTCGGCGGGCCAGCTCAGCCGCAGAAAAGTTTTTAGGCTTTCCAGCGGCGAGTTTTCCGAGAGCTTGGGCGGCTTTATTCATTTTCCGTTTCCGTGAAATAACAGTTCGCGGCCCAAATAGGGTGCTGTCCCCACATCGCCGCGGCGAACCGGTTAACGGCGACCCGCGCCGCATTGCGCTTGGCCGCCGGCTCTCCATCCGCCATAAGTTCTCCGTGCGGAGTCCGCGTCCGCGATCCTTTTTCGGGCTTGCTGGCATACGCCACCTGAACCTCGTTTTCGTCGTATATGCTCACGCCCCATACCGGGACGGCCTTATAGCGGTAGGTTGGGTAACCGTCGCTCCCGTCGTCGTGAAATGAGTGTGTCCAGCCATTCGGAAGACGGCGGAGCGCACGCTCCATTTTAGTTTCTTTTATCGCAGCGACGGCAACGCTGAGTTCCTCGCCCGTCATGTGGTGTTGGTAGTAGGCGGTTTTCATTGTGTGTATTTTTGTGTGTTCGTGTGTGTTTGTTTGTTAGTAGGCGACAATCTCCATGACGCTGGAGACTTGATCGTCGGACAGACCGAACGACTTGAGTCGATCGGCAATTCTTTCGCGGCGTTTCTCGGAGTTGATGAGACCAGCAGCAATTCTATCGGCTCGCCGCATTGCCTCGCGTTGCTCCGGTGTGGTTGGCGGATTCATGCGACCTCCTTCGCCATGAGTTCGGCAATGACAACCGGCCATTCATGGGACGGCGGGCAATCGCCGTCTGCGGACGCGGGGCGTTGACGAACCTCGGCGACCTGCGGCTCGTCGGTGCGCTCGTCCATGTTCCCCTTTTTTGCTTCCGCATCGATCCATCGCTGCAACTCGGCCACTTCCTCGGAGAGCATGGCTCTCAAGTCATCGTTCGTGGGCTGCCCGCTGACGCCGATATATCCGGCCGTTCCGGTGTCCGCCCATGCGGAAACCTCAATTACGTAGTCAAACTGAGTTTCGTCGGGCATTTTTCCGGCGTTGGTGTAGCGGGTGGTGATTTGCGCGGCGGAATTCCCCGCGCCCGTTGTGGTGTGTGTTTTCATTACTCCCCTACTATACGCCAGACGCTGGGGAATGCAAGAAAAAAGATCAATTTTCTGAAAGTTTTTTTCCTACAGAGTAAAATGGCCTGTTTTACCGCAAAAACGCCGAGCAACGTGTTTAAGTTTTTGCGTTTTTTAGACAGGTTTCTAGGGCGTCGTTTGTTGGTTTTCATAAAATGCACTTAGGGACACTTCGGGACATTTGTCAAATAGGGTCTTGGCCCCACGGGTGGTGAAAAATATGTCTTGCGCTGTCCGCGCATGTCTGCAATTATCCACCCAGGTGCGCGCCCATCTCGCCCTCACAACTATGACACCCACACCACTGGACGTCCTTAGCTACCTCACCGATGCGACCTTCATGTCGCTCGTCGGGTTACTCGTCGTCGGCTCCATCGCCCTCAACGCAATCAACAAGATTGGAGGCCGGCGATGATCGACCCCGACTACGACGACCGGTGCGACGATGAACAGCGTGAGGCCGACATCAGCCGGGCGCATTCGGCTGACTGCATGGCGGCCTATGGCGTGCCCTACGATCCCTATGATGATGGCGACGAGGAGGACGCATGAGCCATGTGGGTTCTGCCTCGCCAGTTACACACGTCTCCCTTTGTGCCGGATACGGAGGCATTGATCTCGGACTCCACCGAGCAATCCGAAATCTGCGCACAATCGCTGTTAGCGAGATCGAAGCCTTCGCCTGCGCGAACCTGGTCGCAAAGATGGAAGCGGGACTCTTGGACTGCGCGCCTATCTGGACGGACCTTAAAACCTTCCCATGGTCAGACTTTCGTGACCGCGTGGACATCCTCTCTGGAGGTTATCCCTGCCAGCCCTTCAGCACAGCAGGAAAGCGGCTTGGCAAAGAAGATCCCAGACACCTCTGGCCTCACATATCAGCCGGAATTGCTCTCATGCGACCGGGTGTCTGTTTCTTTGAAAACGTCGAAGGACATATCTCGCTGGGGCTGCCCGACGTTTTGCAAGACCTGGTCGGACTGGGTTACCGACCGACGTGGTGCGTGGCGTCAGCGCGTGAATGCGGCGCGCCTCACCAGAGGAAGCGGGTCTTTATCTTGGCCTACCGCGAATGCAAGGGACTGGAAGGATTCTATAACCGGAACACACCCACCGAGCCGACCGAATATGTCGGAGCAGACGCTTGGGCAAGCAGTGAGTGTGATGTTTGGCCAAGCCGCCCAGGCGAGCAGCAGCACGGATGGGAGCCGCCGAGAACAGTGGGGAACCCCGCGAGCATCCGAAGCGAAATGCGGAACCCCAACAGCCCGCGACCACATTACCGGGGATCAAGTGTTTGCGGAGGAGATAAAGAAGCAGTGGCCGACACCAACAATGCAGGATGGGAAACAAAGCGGTATAACTCCGTTCCAAGCGAAGGGAGGGAATCACACAAACCTTCTGCACGTGAAAGCAATGTTGGAGAATCAGAAGCAGTGGGCAACGCCGACGCCGTGGCAGCAAGACGAGTCAGCAGAATCTTGGGAAGCCCGCAAGGCGAAGAACATGGTGGAGAGACGGCAGAGCGGCAGGCTGAACCCCCGCTGGGTCGAGACGTTGATGGGTCTCCCTGTGGGCTGGACTATGCCCAGCTGTGTGAATCCTGTGACAACCGCACCGACGAGTTGCGACTCCTCGGGAATGGCGTTGTGCCAGCCGTCGCAGAGCGAGCGTTTAGGCTTCTTGTTAGTGAGCTGATGGAGCACCAGCCATGACCGTCCCAAGCCAACTCCACGCCCGCAACTACCACGGCACACGCCCATGCATCCCTGTGGATGCGCTGATGGCCATGTGCCAGCGGATCTTTAGCAAACTAACCAAGACCAAACCATGAGCACCAACACCAAGAACCAGACCAACCGCATCCTGCGCTATCTGCGCACCGGCCGCGGGATCACGCCGCTGTCAGCCTCCACCCGCTTCAAGTGCATGCGGCTGGCGGCACGCATCGAGGAGATGCGCGAAGCCGGCATCCGTGTGCAGAGCCGGATGATGCGACGCAACGGCAAGCGGTTCGCTTGCTACTCGCTGGCTTAACTCATTCGGACGTGGCCACCGTGCAGCAGCGCAAACCTAAGCCCGCGCCGGGTTCCAATCCCGGCACGTCCACTTTATGCGCATGGCAAGTCGGCGACTACTGGCATGTCCAGAGCCGTGACCCGTGGCTTAGTGGCGTGCTGCTGGACATGGGCATGAAGAAGATTGCGAGGGCGGTCAGGGGGCCGCACCTAAACATTTTCGAGACGGACCAGGGGGTTGAAGCGGTGAGGCCGCTCTTGAGGCGGCACAAGGGGAGGATTTTGAGGTAACCTTATGGCGAGACCTAAAACACGATCAAAGCCCAAGGCCGGCGGACACCGCGTCAAGATCATCAAGGATGACGAGGGCAAAGAACTGGTCAGTGTCCAGGGCCACACCGGCCAAGATGTGCCCCCGGGCAAGGTCGCTGAGATCCTCGCGGCGCACGTTTCAGGGATGCCAGCCACGCGCATTGCCCGAGCCTACAACACGTCCTACCACACCATCATTGCGCTCATCCGCAACCGTCCCGAGGCACTAGACAAGGCCCGCCAGACGGCTGCCAACAATTGGAAAACCCTCGCGGCTGTCGGCACGGCAGAACTTCTTGACCGCGTGCCGGATATGAAGGACCACGGCCTAGTCATCATGTCGGCTGTGGCAAGCGAGAAGGCAGAGCTGCTGTCCGGCGGTGCAACACAGCGGGTTGAACACGTGCTGGCCCCAGCGGCTGACGAGTGGATCACATTCGTGGCTGGCCTGCGGAAGGGCTCTGAGGTCGTGGATGTGGCGTTTATACCGGTCGAGGGTCAGGAGCGGCCGCCACAAACAGAGACGCCGAGCCTACCTCCAGCACCGATAGTGACCAATCGTGACATTATCACCCTTGATTAGCAACGACTTACACTATAACTAAAGACAAGATCCATCATGTATAATGACTCAGAATTAAACATCACAACGCATGTTCCTCTGTCGGATGGGGGGGGAGGGGGTTGCGTGTTCTCAATTTCTTCAAACACCCCCACCGATTCGGCTCCGACACTGTCCAAAGAAAAACGATTCCGAAGAGGCGATGTAAACCCTTCTGATGGAACGATTTTCTGGTGCTACGAACGCGACAGGAGGGTTGATGGCAGTGTTCATGTCAGAGAGCGCTGGATGCCGTTACAGAGATACGCCGCACAGCGCGAATGGAAAAAGCTGGTTGCCGCCCGATATATGAACGGAGAGGCGTTTAAGGCACGGGCCGTGGACCGGGCGCAAGCCACGAAGAGGTGGGCGCAGTCTGAGCGGGGAAGGGAGCGCGCCAAGATCGGCCGGCAGAAGCCAGAGAACAAAGAGCGGCGGCGCGCTTACTCCAAGAAATACAGGCAGCGCCCAGGAGTTGCAGAAAAGAAAAGGGCAGCGGAAATAAATAGATATCAGCGCTTAAAGCATGACCCCGCATGGGTGGCCAAGATTCGCGAAAGGACGCGCAGATGGCAGCAAAACAACCAAGAAAGATGTAAGGAACTGCAGCGCCAGTGGGCTGCGCGCAATCCCGGCCGGCGGAATAAACTTGCCAAGGCATACGTCAAGCGCCGCTACGCCCAAGACCCACAGTTTGCATTGGCCTACAAGGTCCGCGCTCGCGTTTACCAAGCCATCCAAAAGGGCGGCGCCTCCAAGACCGGCCGCACCGAGGAACTAATCGGCTGTTCCTTTGACTTCCTGCGCCAGCACATTGAGCGGCAGTTTAAGGGCAAGATGTCGTGGGATAACCCTGGCAGTTTTCACATCGATCACATTGTTCCCCTCGCCGCCTTGGATCTTGCCAATCCAGAGCAACTCAAAGTCGCCTGCAACTGGCAGAACATGCGCCCTTTGGCGCCACGCAAAAACATGAGCAAGGGCGCCAAACTCACTGAGCCCCAACTCCACCTGCCCCTAACCATCCACAGCACAACCACCTGCCCCTTATGATCAACGAACTAATCAAAAAAGCCACCGACACCCTCAGGGGGCAACCTAGCCCGCAACCCGAAGCCGCCCCAGAGCCCCCACCCGCAGCAGCCCAAGATGCCACGCCCAAGCCTCCCGGCGCCCCCTACGCCGTGGGCGAGGAAGTCACCGCGGCCGTCTCGGCGAAGTCCTGCCCCCACCCCAAGATGCTCTTCATCCTGCCCCCCAGCTTCGACGGCCCCGCGGTCACCTATGTCCAAGAGAAGAAGGACTGGCGAACCAACGACCGCATGAAGGTTCGATTTGCGCGGGTGCGCCCGGACGGCGTCCTCGAGTTCGATGGCCCCAAGGGCGCCCACCGGAACAAATTTGGGAGGCGCAGCTAGTGGAACCAAAGCGCCAAAAACCGGAGCGCGAATACGCCTACGCGCAGAAGCTGCCAACCCGCGACAAGTTTGTCTTGGTCGCCCTGGCAGACCTAGCCAAGGACCGCGGCGTCTTTGCCAGCCGCAACAAGCTCCACGAAATGACCGGCATCAGCACCCGGCGCATCACTGACATTCTCAACCGGCTGATCGCCGGCGGCTACATCAGCAGGGTCAATACGGCACGCATCAAGAACGGTATGCGCATGGCTGCCGTCTATCAGTTTACCGGTATGGGTGACGCAGCGTCACCGGTGACAGAGCGTCATCTAGGACACAGCGTCCCTTGTACAGGTGACACAGCGTCCTCTGTACAGGTGACGCTGCGTCACCCCAACTATAAGACAACATTAAGAAAGAGTAATGACGCTGACGCGCCCGCTCCGGCCGCTTCGCAGCCTTCGCTCCCTTCTTCTTCCCCTGTAGCAGTTCCGCGTCCAAAGCCGCCCAAGTTCGACCCCGCCACCATTTCCCTGCCCCACGGCGCCGGCCTCGCCAATGCCTGGGCCGAGTTTGCCCAACACCGCCGAGAGATCAAGGCTCCCCTAACCCCAACCGCCGCCCAGCGCATTGTCGCCGATCTGGCCGCCGTCAACGAGGCCAACGCCGTCGAAGCCCTCCGCAAGTCCGTCAAGCACGGCTGGCGCGGCGTCTTCCTCGACAGCCTCAAGGACGCCCCCAAAGTCCTCCACATCCCCCGCACCGGACCCGTGCAGCCCTCCGAGGCCGAACGCCGCATGCTCGCCCTGGAAGCCCTGCAAGCTGACCGCATGAAGGGAGCCGCATGACCCAGGCAATCTTCGCCATCTGCGAGGGCTTCAACGCCCCGGTGCCCGAAGCTGCCGCCCGCAGCCTATCAAACTGCCGCCGCGGCGACCTCACCGAAGCCCTCTTCATCGCCGGCTGCATCGTCTACGACTGGGAGACGTTCAAGGCGTTTGGCCACGACCACACCGCCGACTGGGTGCTCGTCCGGGGAGCCTTTAGGCTGACCGTACAGGTCAAGACGGCTAGGCTGACCGACCGCGGCGACTACCTCATCGGCACCAAGCGCGGCGGCGGCGAAACCACCCGGCCTTACGCTGCCGGCGACTTCGATGTCCTCGCTGCCTACCTGCCGGACCGCAACCAGTTCGTTTTCTGGTCGTTTGAACATGTTCGCAACCGGCAGTCCGTCCGCTACAGCCCTGACCGCCACCGCCAGCCCGGCAACTGGAACCTCCTTGACGAGGTCGCAGAAGCCCTAACCGCAAATCAAAACCCCTTGTAGCCTAAGACAGCCAATGTCCCACCCCCTACTGTACATTTGACCACCTATATGAAAACCAAAGCAACCACCAAGAAAAAGCTCCCCGCGGTCACCCGCGAGAACGGCCGTCCCACGATCAACGCGGAGGCCATCGACGACCTCTTTGAGCAAACCATCGCCAACCTCATGGCCCTCCAAGATGTCTGGGAAAAGATCAGCCTCAAGGAGGAACTACAATGATGACCAAAAACGGCAAGACGGAGGTCATCGAAGACGGCACCCCGGGCTGCCCCTACATACGCCACCTCGAAGTCCACGCAGCCTGCGACCGCTTCTTGGCCTCCCGCGGCATCATCACCGAGCCGACCTTCCGCAAGTCCGCCTGGCTCTACGGCCACGGAGCGACGGAGAAGCGCAGGAGGGCCGCGTAATGCTCGGCCAAATCAACTTCGGCCCCGCCCAGGCGGAGTCCAGCATTCAGTCCATCAAGATCCGCGATTTGGAATCCAAGATCGCCGACCTCAAGAGCCATCGCCGGCTGCTCCGGCAAGCCCTCCAAGGCTGCGCCGCGCTGACCCCCGCGGCCGCCCAAGAGAAGCACGAAGCCCTGCTCGTGACCGACCCGGAAAATCTTGATCTGCCCGCAGAAAAACTCTTGCCATGACGTGGACGGTTTGGGACACTCATGGACACACCGCGGCACACCACACGCAGTCCCTTTAGTGCCATGGAAAAATTCGCCGACCTACCACAACCGGAAACCGCACCACACCTATGGCTCGACCCATTCACCGAAGAAAGCATCCCCATAGTGGACGCCGCGTGCGAGCGCTGGTTGAAGCGCCGCGCAGAGCTGCGGAGGAAACGCGATGAACGCACTGCTGACAACCTACCTGCTGCTGATTGTGCTGGCCATGATTGTCATAGCGATCTTGGAAAATAACGACGGAGGCGCAGCCTAACATGAAAAAGCAAGTCACACCAAACTCCCCCGAGGTCGAATCCGCCGTCCTGGGCGCTTTGATGAGCGAGCCCAACATGATCGACGAGATCGCCGGTCTGAACGCCGACCTTTTCTTCACCCCCGCCAACGCGCAGGTCTTCGGCGTCATCCGCGACATCCGCGCGGCTGGCGGCGTGCCGAACATTGTGGCCGTCACGCAGGTGCTCGCCAGCCACGACCGCCTTGAGTTTGTCGGCGGTGCCGGCGCCGTCACCGACATGGTCTCGCACACCGCCGGCGGTCCCGCCGCAGTGGAGTACCATGTGCAGACCCTCCGCGACCTCCGCGCCCGCCGCGCGATCCTTACTGCCGCCGGCCGCCTGCAGTCTGCCGCCAGTGACCTTTCCCAACCCGCCGACGACGTGCTGCAGGACGCCGGAGAGTCCGTCTTGTCGCTCTCCCTCGGGCAATCCACGGACAGCATGCGCCCCGCCAGCGCCATCGTGCCTGGCTTGCTTGACGAGTTGGAAAAACTCATGACCCCGGGGCAGAAGCTCGGCGTTGAAACCGGGTTCAAAGCCTTCGATTTCATGACCGGCGGTCTGCGCCCAGGCCAGCTCACCATCATCGCCGGCCGTCCCGCGATGGGCAAATCCGCGTTCATGCTCAACATGTGCGAAAACATGGCCCGCCGCGGCGTACCTGCCCTCTATTTCAGCCTTGAGATGCCCGCCAACGAACTGGGCTGCCGCGTCGTCCTCGGGCGCGCGGAGACCAACATTGAAGTCATTCGCAACGGCTTCCTCGACCACGCATCGAAGCTCCGCATCACCGAGGCCGCCGACCAGTTCGCCAGCGAGCCCTTATACGTGGATGACCGCGGAGGCTTAACCATGCTCGACATCCGCGGCCGTGCCCGCTTGGCCGTCCGCCGCTGGGGCGTCAAAGCCATCTTCGTTGACTACCTGCAGCTCGTCTCGCATGTCGGCGCCCAAAGCCGCGAGAACGAGGTCGGCTTCGTCTCCCGCGGCCTCAAAGCCATGGCCATGGAGTTGGGCGTCCCGGTCATCGCCGCCGCGCAAGTCAACCGCAAGAGCGAAGACCGCAGCGATAATCGCCCCAAGATGTCCGACCTCCGGGAGTCCGGCAGCATCGAGCAGGACGCCGACCTGGTGCTTCTCCTCCACCGCCCCGCGTATTACGCCGCGGACCAAGAAACTGAGCCCGATCCCCAAGACGCCGAGTTGCACATTGCGAAACATCGGGCCGGCGCCACCGGCAAGGTCAATCTGATCTGGCGTCCGCGCCTCACGCGCTTTCAAGACGCCGCCCTCGGGGGCCGCACCACAGACGGCGGCGACTCCGTCTACGCACCATCGCGCCAAGTGCAGGAGGTCTTCTACAAATGAACTCCCGCGCAAAAGGAGCCCGCGGAGAACGCATGTGGCGCGACCAACTACGCGAAGCATTCGGCGACTCCGGCATCCGCCGCGGCCAGCAGTTCTCGGGCCTCGGCGATTCCCCCGATGTCGTCTGCCCCTGCCTGCCGGACATCCACTGGGAGGTCAAGTTTTGCCAAGTCACCAAGGTCAAAGACTGGATCGCCCAGGCCATCCGCGACGCCAAGGACAAGTTGTTCCCGGTCGTTGCCCACAAGCGCACCGGCGAGGACTGGCTCATCACCCTCCGCGCGGCCGACTTCCTCACCATTCTTCGACGCTCCGATTTCTTAGTACCAACAACAACACAACCACAAACCAAATAACATCATGGCAACAAAAACCATCACGACACCCGTGGGCATCGCCCGCTATCCCAGCCTCAATCGCGCCGACACCAAGTTTGACGAGATTGGCGTCTACAAAGTGAACCTCGAAATGTCCTCCGAGGACGCCGAGCCGTTCATCAAACAAATCGAAGCCCTCTTCGCCGAGTTCCTCGACGACAAGAAGCGCGAACTGAAGAAGGACAAGCTCAAGCTCCATGCTGCGCCGTGGGAAGACAACGACGGCATGACCCAGCTCAAGCTCAAGGTCAAGGCCATGGGCAAGAACAAGGAGGGCGAAACCTTCAGCCGCCAGCCGAAGCTCTTCGGATCAGACGGCCAGCCCATCACCGACAACATCGGCGGCGGGTCCAAAATCAAAGTCGCCGTAGTTCCCTACTGCTGGTACACCGCGTCCCTCGGCGCTGGCATCACCCTGCAGCCGAAGGCGGTCCAAGTCCTCGACCTCGTCACCTGGGGCGACGGCGGCAGCGCGCAAGCCTACGGCTTTGACGTGAGCGAGGCTAAAGCCCCCGCGACCAAGACCGGCACCGACGACCAAGAGATCAGCTGGTAACCGCTATGCCTGCCAAAACACCACGCAAGGCAGCTCCGCGCAAGGCCAAGGCGGTTAAACCCGCCGAGCCCGACCGCTTCACCGAGGACGGACGCAAAATCGTCCGCCTTGAGAAGACCCGCGCTCACCAGAAGTATCCGTTGAAAGACGGCACCGACGTTCCTGGTGCCTCAACCATCGCCAAGATTGGCGAGGACACCAGCGGGCTGATCCATTGGGCATGGAAGCTCGGCATGGAAGGCCAAGACTACCGGAAGGTCCGCGACAAGGCGGCCGACATCGGCACGGCCGCCCACTTCATGATCGAGTGCTTCCTGCACAATCACGAACCCGACCTCGCCGAGTTCTCCGCGGCGGACATTGAGAAGGCCAACATCGCCTTCGGCAACTTCCGCAAGTGGTGGGACGCGGAGGGCTTCACGGTCATTGAGCCCGAGGTCCAGCTGGTCTCCGAGGATTACCTCTTCGGCGGCACCATTGACGCCCCGAGCCGCGACCGCGACGGCAAGATCGTCCTTCTTGACTGGAAGACGAGCAAAGCCATCGTGGGCGCCCACAAGGTGCAGCTCGCCGGCTACGAGCAACTGTGGAACGAGAACCGGCCCGACATGAAGATCCAGCGGCGCGGCATCGTCCGCATCGGCAAGGAGAGCCCAGATGACTTTGAGATCGCCTGGATGTTCAGCGCCGAGCCGTACTGGGAAGTCTTCAAGGCGCGGTTGTTCCTGCACTACGCAAACTCGCGCCTCAAGAAAGCCGCCTAGCATGAAACGCCTCGCCCGCCGCTTCACCGTGCGCGAACAGACTTTCGGCCTAGCCGTTGAGTTCTTTTGCGGCACCCCTCAGAGCACGGCGTTGCGGCGGTGCGTGGCGCTTCTTCAGCTTGACCCCAACGATCCGGAGAACGCCCCGGACGAAGGCGACGCCGCCTGGGCCATGTGCTTCAACTCGCACGCCGTTGTCTGGATCGAGGACGCCACAGACATCGGCTCGCTTGTGCATGAACTCTACCACGTCACGGCCCACGTCCTCCGTCACATCGAGAGCAACGACGAAGAGACCGGCGCTTATATCCAGCAATACCTTTTCCGCGAAGCGTGGCTTCGCCTCAACAAGAAACCGAAAAACCAACCATGAGCACCCCGCTTGAACAAGCCCGAGCCATCGCGCAAGCCCGACACTTCCTGTCGGAGCTGTGCGTGCCCGGTAAGATCAAGCGGGTGCCCAGCGAGGTCCGCCGCGAAGCCCGCAACCGTCTCAAGCACATGCCTATGTCTTGGGATCTTAAAAGCATCGTTGCCGAGCCCGGTGCCTTGGAGAACGTGGCGAAAATCGAGGAGCACTACCGGCAGGTATTCTGGGAGGACGTAAAGAAATGAGCGGCAAAGGCGATACCCCGCGTGCGGTGAATGGCACCCTCTTTCGCCGCAACTGGGACGGAATTTTTATGATGAAACCCAAACAGTATCCCGACTGGATATGCAATCGGTGCGGCCGTCTGCACGGCAAGCGCCCCGAGGGCAGGTCCGTGGCCACCTACCATATCGGGCGGTGCGGCGTGTGCGGCACCGGCGGCATCGAGGTTACGGAGCCGCGAGACTTTGGGCACCTGCGGGAAGGATGGGACCAATGACCTTCACGCCCCTCCTCATCACGACCGTCTGTTACCTGGTGACGGCCGCCGGCTTCTACCGCGAGGGCAACGTCGGTCTTTCCGTCGCCTTCCTTGGCTACAGCTTCGCGAATTTCGGATTCCTTTATATTTGCGTCGCCGGCCAACCCTGACTTTATGGAAAAATATAAAACGATGACACCCGAGATTGAGGCCATCGACAACGAGATCATGCGTCTCAAGGGTCTGCGCGCCACGATGGTCGCCAAGTCGGCCAAGAAAAAGGCCGACGCTCTGTGTGCCGAAATGGCAGCGAAGAAAGCGCGCCGATGAATTTATCTGACGGCATCAAACGCTCTGCAGCGGCCTGCGATGTGGTGTGGCGGCCGAGAGCATGTGGTGTGAGCGAGCGGAGGCGCCTGCAGCGAACCTCCGCGCCGTCACATTTTTAATGATCCACGAATTCCAGCGCATTGTCCCAGTGGAGACACCGGTCGGCTACGGCAGCCTGCTCTACGTTGAGTCTGGCGGCCCGCTGTCGAATGACATTTTCGCCGTTGTCCTCGAGGACGGCGGCAAGATCCGGCACTTCCGGTCGGATCAAGTGACAGTTTTAGAAAACCCGACGATGGACATCGTTGGGAAGCAACCTTGGGACGCCGAGACGGCTCAACAACAGCTTGGGGAAGCTGGCCCGGCGCAGGGCACCGGCTCGGCGTCCTAATTACTTTGGAAAACGCCCACCAATCCCGCTTTACGCCAGCTCCGCATCCCGTGATGCAGGTTGACTATGACTATCTCGCTTCATTAGGAGCCGAGGAGGGCTGGGCGTACCTCAAAAAGCGCGAGGAATTAATCGCCCGCGAGTCCAATGACCCATTCCGTCACGGTTTCATCCCTCCCGTGTGGCGCCGCGCGTCCGAACTACTGGAAAAACACCGCGAGTTGCTTGTCATGGGCGGAAATCGCAGCGGCAAAACCGAATGGGCGGCGAAAGAAGTCATCAAGACCATGTATTCCAAGCCCGGATCGGTCGTCTGGTGCTTCCAAACCACGGCGCCAAACTCCATCGAGTTGCAGCAGCCCCGAATCTGGAAGTACATGCCGCCGGAGTGGCGTAATGCGCGCAAGGGACAGGTCACCAACATCACCTACAGCGTTAAGGGCGGTTTTACCGAGGCCAAGTTTGTCGCGCCCAACCAGGCGGTCTGCATCTTCCGCAATTACGCCCAAGATCCGTCCACCATTGAAGGCGGCGAGATTGATGCGTGCTGGTGCGATGAGTTGGTGCCGCTTGATGTTTTGGAAACCCTCCGGTTCCGCCTCGTTGACCGCAACGGCAAGCTCGCCGTGACCTTCACCCCGGTGCAGGGCTGGTCGCCCACGGTCGCCGACTACCTCAACGGCGCCAAGAACGTGGAGGAGATCGACGCCGAGCTTCTCCCGCGGAAAGACGCAGACGGCAAGGTCATTGGCCACGAGCAGGTGCCCATCGAGCAGATCAACCCCAAGGGCCGCCCAGTTCTCTACTTTCACACGCAGTCAAACCCTTGGGCCGGATGGTCCCGCATGAAGCGCGAGCTGCAGTCTGAGACCCGGGAGAAAATCCTCACCCGCGCCTACGGTGTGCCCACCAAAGCCATCGCCGGCCGCTTTCCGCTGTTCAATCCCAAGGTGCACGTCATTCGCCATTCAGAAATACCGAACGGCACCCGCTATCACTGGGTCGATCCGGCGTCCGGCAAGAACTGGTTCATGCTCTGGACCGTCTTTGACCCCGCGGGCCGCACCATCGTCTACCGCGAGTGGCCCAGCCAGACCGAATACATTGAAGGCATTGGCTACGCCGGCGAGTGGGCGCTGCCCGATGGCAAACGCATGGACGGCCGCCCCGGTCCCGCCATGCAGGACTTCGGCTTCGGCCTTGAGCGCTACAAAGACGAGATCCTGCGCGTTGAGGCCGGCGAGCCCATCTTCGAGCGGTGGATGGACAGCCGCTATGGCCATTCGAAGACGCTCGGCAAGGAGGCGCCGACCACGCTCATCGATGAGATGGCGTCCTTGGACATGTTCTTCACGGCCACGCCGGGCGACTCCATCGACGAGGGTGTTGGGATGATTAACGACATGCTGTCATACAATCCGGACCAGCCGGTGGACGCGCGCAACCAGCCACGGCTCTACATCTCGGAGAACTGCAAGAACACGATCTATGCGCTGCAGACCTATACCGGAGCGGACGGCAAGAAGGCGCCGACCAAAGATCCCATCGACGTGCTGCGCTACATTTGCCTTTCCGACGCGATGTTCATCGACGGCGGCAGCATGAAGTCCCGCGGAGGCGGCAGCTACTAAATTATGAAAACCGACAAAGCCAAGATGGCGGACAAGGTGAAGTGGTAGCGTGAGCGACAAGGAATACTTTTGGAGCGAGCTAACGCGCAAAAACCCGCGCCTGCTGGAAGATCCCCACTTTACACCCAAGAGCATGCGCAAGTTTTTCGATGCGGTCTACGACAAGGCGTGGAACCACGGATACAACGTAGCGCGGTCAATGCCGACATCCGGAGGTGCTGATTTCTTCTCGCAAATCTTTGGGAAGCGATGACAACCCTCGACCGCAGACAACCACCGCCACCACCGCCGGACGACCGGAAGGTCGCCCCGGGCGGCCACCCGCTGTGCCAGGTCTGTGAGCAGCCCCTTACGCCCAAGTGGCTCCGCGATCCGCAGCTGGGGCCGTGCTGCATTGACTGCGCGCCGTTTGTCATCAACGCCGACAAGCTGCTCCGCAGCATACGAATTTCACGATAGTTCAAGCCACACTTTAACTACTAACCCAAAACTATGCAGATCAACATATGTACACGCCGTAAACATGTCGTCATGGACATGTATAAAAACCCCGAGGATTTCGACACGTCCGCCGCGCTGGCCTTCCCGCGGGAGCAGGCGCCGGCTGCGTGGCTGGCCGTCATGCTCGCCCTCCAAGACCGCATCGCCGATGCCGTTTTGCTGGTCAGCGCCATGGCGACAGCGAAGGAGCCGGGCTTTGTCGCCCACGCCGCTGGCCAGCTGAATGCCTTGCAGGAGCTGTGGGACGACCTTGAGCAGCGCAGGGCCGAGGCGGCGAAGCTGTAGGTTCCAGCTCGGGTATAAAAAGCCGCCGCCCGACCGCTTTATACCATGTCGGGTATAGCCGACATCCCGCTCGGGAACGCAACGCTACACCGGTCTGGTGTAGTCTTCGCGCTACACCAGCAATCCGCTGTTTGATTTACAACCCCCAGATGAACTCTCAGTCGATCTCCGGCCGCCAGCACAAACAGCATACCCTTTAAGCCATTCTCGCCAAATGTCCTCGGAAGCCATTTGCAAGCAATGCGCATCATTCCCCCCAAAGATCCCAAAAGCATCTTTCGCGCAACACTTGCGCACAAGTAGTGCCTTTTCTATCCAGCGAAATAAGTGCTGGACAAATGTTCAGCTATGCCGCATAATCAGGTTATCGATTAAGGAGTGCCCCGCTGTGTCGGGGCTGTGGTTTGTTTTAGTCGGTCGGTCTTGGTGACGTTCACCCTGGCACCATCTTGGGAGGTTTAGACCATGGAGGAAGTTACGGTTGCCGATCAATCGGCAGGAGAAGTTGATGTTTTGTCGTCCGCACTAGGCGACTTGGGTTTTTCACCCGAGCCGGCAAAGGCAGACAACAGCGAAGCATCAGAAAGCGATAGCGATCTTTCACAAGACGAAGAAGACAAGCCGGAGACTGAAGATCCGGCTGAAGATGTTTCCGAGGCCGAAGAAGCCGAGGAAGAACAGGACGAGGAAGCCGAAGATGTCCCGCGGGAGAAAGTCCAGCGACGCATCGACAAGCTGACCGCCGCCCGGAAGTCCGCCGAGGAGAAAGCCACCGCCCTAGCCGCTGAAGCGGAAGAGGCCAAGGCCAAGGTCGCCGAATACGAAGCGCAGCTCAATGAAGCCGCTCGCCCGGTGCTCTCCCCCACGGCCGACAACCCGCTGGCCGACGTGGACACGCAGGAGGCGCTTGATGCTAAAATCAAGTCCGCCCAAGAGGTCCGCCGATGGGCTCTGCGCAATACGGACGGCGCCACAGTCAAACGCCCAGACGGCACAGAGGTCTACCTCGATGCCGACCAGGTCAAAGACTACCTCATAAAAAGCGACGATGTGCTTACGCTGTACGTGCCGGCCCGCCAGCAATGGCTTGCCCAACGCCAGCCGGCGCTTGAATCCGCCAAGTCCCTGTTCCCAGACATCTTCAAAAAAGGCACCCAGATGCACCAGGCGTTCACCGCCACGGTTAGGCAGGCGCCGGAGCTGCTGAAGCTCCCGCAGGCTGAATACTGGGTCGGTCTTGCTCTTCTCGGAGAGCAGACACTCATGGCCAAGCAAGGTGCTCAAGCCGCGAAGGCCAAGGCCGCACAGAAAGTCTCTTCGTCGAAGGAAATCGCCAAAACGCCCACTCCCGCCAAGCCGGTCAGCGCAACGAAATCTTCCACCAGTAGCAAAAGCGCCAAAGGCGCGATGAGAGCACTGACGGGAGATTCGATGGAAGACATTGAGTCATTTGTTTCCGCGGCGCTCTTGTAAGGAAACCCTAACAAGAAAGACCAACCAATCATGTCACAAGGCACAGTATTCCCGAATTTCTCGGGACTTCGCGAAGACCTCGCGGACGTTATCAGCATTGTTGATAACAAAAACACCCCAGTCACCTCGACCGCCCGCAAAGGCGCCGACATCACTAATCCCGGAGTTTTCTCCTGGCAGGCCGATGAGTACAAAGACCCGTCCTTTGACGGCGTGCTCACCAACGCCGACGTTGCCACGTTTGACGACGCCTCTTCCACCCGCGCATTGCTTTCGGGCCGCGCGATGAAGTTCCGCCGCTCAATCAAGGTTGATGACTTCACGCAGATCTCCGACATCGCCGGCATCGGCAAGAACAAAGCGTTTGCGCACAGCGTTTCCAAGAGCCTCGTCGAACTGAAGCGCGACATTGAGTCCGCCGTCTGTTCCGACCGCGACAGCCAAGAGCAGGCCAGCACCAACCCATACCGCACACGCGGTCTCGGCAGTTGGATCAGCAACAGTGCGCAAACTGACCTCCCGGTCCCTGCCGCGTTCCGCACGCCGGCCGCCAGCATCAACACGACCGCCACCGCCTCCCTCATCGAGACCGAAGTGCAGGCCGTGCTGCAGAGCATGTACCAAGTCACCGGCACCATGAGCAGCATGATGCTCGTCTGCGGTCCCGAACTGAAGCGCGCCTTCACTAACTTCACTCGCTTCGCGGGTGGAACTGACCACAAGGCCGGTCTCTCGATCCGCACCTTCAGCCAGTCCGCCGAGTCGAAGAAGATTGTGGCGTCCATCGACAGCTTCCACGGCGACTTCGGTGTGCTCGACATCGTGCCCTCGCTGTTCTTGGCCAAGGACCAAGCCGAAGCCTCGCAGCTTCGCCGCGGCTATGTCCTCAGCGCCGACATGATCGAACTCCGTTACGGCCGTCGCCCCCGCTTCCAAGAGTTGGAAGACATGGGCGGTGGTAAACGTGCGCTCGTCGATGCAATCGCCGCGCTCGTCTGCATGAACCCCAAAGGCTTGGCCAAGTTCGCCGCGACTTCCTAGTCGTAAACCAGAGAATATAATTCAATGAAAACATACGAACTCCCCGCTGAAACCAAAGCCGCCACCGGCTTTACCCACAAGGTTATCGTCACGCACGACGACCTCACCGACACCGACGCTGCGCAGACCATCAACCTCATCCCGGTTGTCGCCGGCACGGTTGTCAAGTCCGCCGCAACCAAGGTTGTTACCGACTTCGACAGCTCTGACGCTGCGACCATCTCGACCACCGTTGAGGTTGGCCACAACGACACGGTAGCTGACGCTGACGAGTTCATCACCTCGCAAGAGCTGAACCCGGGCGGCACCGTGGTCGATTACAAAGTTGAAGCCACGGTCCCCTATGTGTTCGCCGCAGGCACTTCCGCCTCGCCGAAATACATCCAAGCCGCCTTCGCCTGCACGGCGGGCGACAGCTTGGCCGATCACACTCAGGGCGAGCTGCATGTCTATCTGCAGATCGTTTCCCTGTCCGCGATCTAAGACTGTTCTAACACTCTGCGGCTCCTCCGGGGGCCGCAGCAGTTAGGATGGCTGAAACACTTTGGAGCGATCTTGTCGCCGATTTGGGCGATGAGATGCAGCACCTCGTCAAGGAGGAATTGCTGCGCGGCTGGCATGCGGACGCTGTCCTAGCGGCCACGCGCCAGCAACGCATTGCCCAGGCCAACGCCCGTCTAGAGAACTGCGCCATTGAAGGCATCGGCGTCCGCGAGATGAGCATCGACGCCGACGCTTACTGGGCTTGGCACGGCACCAACCCCGGCTGCTGGCAGGACAAGGGATTCCGCGATTGGTTCAAGAAGAAGAACCCCGAGACGGTCGTTAAATACACACCCCGCAACACCACCATCCTCGTCCCTTGAAACCCATCGACCGCGACAAGATCGTAGAAATCCTCGGCGAGGTTGAGCAGGCTGACAGCGACGCCAGCACCTACATCCAGCGCAAGCTGCGCAATTGGAACACCCGCTACTGCATCTGGCCCGGGCAAAACGAAGACGGCCGCAAGCGCAAGGGCAGCCTCGGCGCCCAGCCATTCCCTTGGGACGGCTCAAGCGACTGTAAGATCTTCCTCAGCGACAACATCGTCCGCGACCACGTCGCCATGCTGACCTCCGCGTTCTTCAAGTCCCGCGTGCAGGTCCAGCCGGTCGAAAGCATGGACATCGACAAGCGCAACGCCGCGGAGGCTGTGCTCAAATGGCTCCTCTTTCAGCATTGCCTCTCTGACCTCCAGCGCGAGGTCCGCCTAGCCGCTGAGTTTCGGGAAACCTACGGCCTCGCCGTCATGGCCATCGACTGGCAGACCACCACCCGCACCGAGGTCAAGACCTTCACGCTGGACGACGCCATGGGTATGCTTGAGGCCGCGGCGCAGCAAGACCCCGAGCAGGCGGCCAACATCCAAGCCCTCATCGAGGTTGTCCTTGATCCTCTGCAGGAAGAACTCGCCGCCCAGCTGCTCGGTGAGATCGTGCCGGAACTCGGCAAGCCGGCCAAGGTGCGCGAGCTGCGCGAGAAGGGTGTCGTCGAGTGGGACAGCCCTTATATTTTTGAGAACAAGCCGGTGTGGACCGCCCTGGAAGCCTTCGAGGACATCATCTTCCCAATCCAGACCTTCAGCCTGCAGCGCGCTGCCTTCGTGGCCCGCCGGGAACTGCTCACCGAGGTTGAACTGCGCGAGCGCGGCATGATCGAAGGCTGGGACGAGGACTGGGTTGAGCGCACCAGCAAGCACAAGGGCGAGATGCGCCGGATCACGGCAAACCTGCACCGCACCGACCAATACCTCTACGAGCAGCTGCGCGACATGGTAGAAGTTTGGCACGTTTACAGAAAAGAGATCGACGAGAAGACCGGCGCCGTCCGCGTGACGCGCAGCATCATGTCCTTCCACGTCCCTGACACGGTCGCCAGCCATGAGATCCTGCCCTACGCCCACGGCCTTTATCCTTTTGTCGAGCTAGCCCGCGAGCGCACCACCCGCCCGCTCCTCGAGTCCCGCGGCGTGCCGGAGATCTGCCAGACGGCTCAGAACGAGATCAAGACCCAGCGCGACTTCCGCGTAGACGCCGCCAGCCTCAGCGTGCTCCCCCCAGTGCGCGTGCCGGCCAACCGCGGCAAGTTCGACCTCGTCCTCGGCCCCGGCGTCCAGATCCCCGAGCGGAGGCAAGGTGAGGTCAGCTTCATGGAGCCCCCGCGGGTCAGCCAGGGCAGCATCGAAGTTGAAGCCGCCACCCGGCTGGACGTGGACAATTACTTCGGCCGCATGTCCCAAGGCGTCCCGCCCCAGCTCGCCATGCTGCACACCCAAGAGCTAATCGACACCTGGCTCCTCGACATGAAGCTCTGCGTTGTCCAGACGATGGCCCTTGCGCAGCAGTATATGTCGCCGGAGGAAGTCGCCCGGGTGACCGGCAACCAGCTCCCCTTTAACGCCAGCCCGCAGGACATCCGCGGCAGGTTTGACATAACCGCCGAATTCGACGCCCGCATGCTCGATGCCGAAGCCCTCGGCGCCAAGTTGAACTACCTCGCCAAGATCCTCGTCCCGATGGATTCATTCGGCGTCATCGACCGCGTTGGCCTCATCAAATACATGTTCCAAGCCGTCGATCCCAACATGGCGAGCATGCTGGTCCAAGACATCGGCGCCGCGACCCAGCAGGAGATCGAAGACGAGCAGGGCGCCTTTGCCAAGATCGCCGCCGGCACCGAGCCCCCAATGAAAGAGGGCGGCCAAAACGCCCAAGTCCGCTTGCAGACTCTCCAGCAAATCATCCAAAGCAACCCCGCCGTCAGCCAACGCTACCAGCAGGACGAAATCTTCCGCCGCATGTTGGACGCCCGCATGCAGGCATTCACCTTCCAGCTCCAGCAGTCGCAAAACGCCGTCATCGGCCGGGTCGGCGCGCAGCCCGCGCTCCAGCAGATGGCGCAGGAGCAACAACTCGGAGGTCCGCAGGCAGCGGCTTAACCTATGGCCTTTTCCCCCAACGTCGCCGTCCGCAATGTCGCCGGGCTCAACATCCCGCAGCACG